AAGAGCTGGAGTCAGTGGTTACAACAAACCGAAGCGCACACCTAACCATCCTAAAAAGTCGCATGTTGTTGTAGCGAAAGAGGGTGATAAAATTAAAACCATTCGTTTTGGGCAGCAGGGTGTAAAAACTGCGGGTAAGCCTAAGAAGGGTGAGTCAGCAAAACAGAAAGCGCGGCGTAAGAGTTTCAAAGCTCGCCATGGAAGAAACATAAAGAAAGGAAAAATGTCAGCGGCTTACTGGGCCGATAAGGTGAAATGGTAATGGCAGACATGCAAGCAGACTACGATCAAGAAGTTGGGCTTAACGAGGACAGTGGTATTATGTCTTTGTTGCGCGGTGGCGGTGAAATGATTTTTGGTCCAGAGATTATGGACAACTTACCTATGTTATTGCGAGCTATGCAGAACACGAACAAAGATACGCTGACCATGGAGCAGATGCGAGATATGTCGGGGCCGCTGGATGAGTCCAGTTTATCTGTACGGTTAAGTAACACTCCTGGATTGGAAGAGTCTATTGGGCCTGAGTTAGCTTTAATGCTTGGAATGGCTGGTCCTGGAGGGAAAGGAAAAGGCATTGGAAGTATTTTTGATATGTTGAAAGATTCGTTAGATCCTTCAACAATCAGGCGATATGACGATAAAGAGTTTATGGATTTCCAGAAAGGGGTTGAAAATATTGACGACCAACTATCTGGTAAAACCGTGGGTAAGGATGAATTTGCAGAACTAGACGCGATGATTGAGCGAGGGTTAAAACCTAAAGGAGAAGGCATACCAGATGCCCCTTACCGTGGACCGAGTGCAAGATTTGCAGAACTGAGTGACGAAGGTAAAAAGAAAATGCAAGACCTTCTAAATAAACGTAATAGGCTCAGAGGCGAATTAATGGAAGATGACTTTATTGGAGCTGAAAGAGAACTAGATTTGCAACGACAGATTGAAGTATTAGAAGACCAGCTTAGACCTTTCTTTCCAATAGACCGAATGGCCACGGGTGGTCGTCCAGGACTGTATGCAAATATACACGCGAAGCGTAAGCGTATAGCAGCAGGGTCTGGTGAGCGGATGCGAAGGAAAGGTGAAGAAGGCGCACCGACCGCAGCTAATTTTAGACAAGCTGCGAAGACTGCAAAGAAATCTGCTGGTGGTGCTTTAAATTACAAACAAGGTTATTACGGTAAGAGCTATAAATGAGCGAGCTTACAATGGAAATGATAGATGAGCAGATTAAAACCGCTCCTCTTTCCAAAGAAGAAGCTAGAAAACAGTTTATAGAAAAAACTGCTTCGTTAGATTTAAAACACGCATTTACATTTGATGAAGCGTGGGATTTTTTAGAGTATAAAAAGAAACAAACTGAATTCAGAGAAAAAATTACAAGATTTGAAGAGGCAGTAAATCAACACCCAGAATCTAGTAAAGACGAAGATCATAAAATTAATCCGTTAAAACACAGTTTCGCAGACGGGCAATATATTCGTGAGATATTCAATCCTGCAGGTCTTTTTATAGTAACCAAGATCCATAATAAAACGCATCCTTTTTTTCTGATGGAAGGAGAGATGTCGATTATTACTGAAGATGGAGTTGAACATATAAAAGCCCCGCATCACGGTATTACTAAAGTAGGAACTAAACGAATAATTTTTACACACACCCCGTGTAGATTTATAACGGTTCATGCAACAGAAAAGCTGGATATTTCTGAAATAGAAAATGAAATAATTGCTAAGTCGTTTGATGAAGTAATTCCTTCCCTTCCTAATACAACCCAGATTGATCGTTTAATAGATCAAATACAGGAGAAAGCACAATGTCGTTAGTAGGAGCTTTAATCGCCGCTACTGTTATTACTTCAGCAGGTACGGCTGCTTACGGAGCAAAACAAGCTCGTAAACGAACAAGAGAACAAAAACAAGCTCAAGGGCTTCGTGATTTAATTGAAGGTTCTGCACCTAATGTTTCTCAAGTTGAAGAAATTATGGCAGAAGACATAGGTAGAGAGAACGAAGCTATTCTTGACGATGCATTAAAACAAATGGATTATCAAACTCAGCAAGCTCAAGAGGGAGCTGATTTTGCAGCAGAAACTCAAATGGATCAGAGACTTCAACAGATGATTGAACAAGGACTTCCTCCTGAGTTTTTAGAGCAACAAGGGGCCGCAGCTATGGCTCGTGGCGGTCCTATAGGAACTCCGAACGACACCTATTATTTCGACGTAGGCAACATCATGAATATGATGACTGATGCTAATCCCCAGATTCAAGGAGTGGGAATGCAACTAGCTGACCAGATGACAGCTAATCCTGGAATGTCTATGGTTCCTGCAACGCGAGACCAGATTCAAAGCATGGCTTACGGAGGGCAGGTAGAACCAAAAAAGTACGATGATGGCGGTGTAATAGACGCCTCTGATATTTTTGCTTTACTAGACCAAACAGCAGCAGCTGAAGGTCGTCCGACAGGTAGAGAGATGGAGCGAGAATATCTTCTTGAAATGATGAATGCGCCTAGCGAAGACCCGTTTTCTGTTGAAAACATCAAAAAGCTAAGTCAAGAGCAAAAAAGGATAAAAGAGGCTGAAGAAGCGTCTTCCTTATTTTTATCAGAAGAAGGCCCATTAAGACCACCAGTTGTCCATAGCGAAGAGGACGCAAAACGACTAGCGGATGCAGGGCCGTATGCACCTTCAGCATTAGAGCAGTTGTTAAACAAATTAGGAACCACTGCACAGAAAAAAGGGTTCGGCATTGAAAAACGGTTTGACCAAGGGCCGTTAGAAAAACTGTTAGAAGCACGACGAGAAAGAAACAAACCACCGCCTGTTCTCGGCCCTAGATGACCACTGCATTAGAGCAGCTACGAGATATCGATCTCTCGTACCTGTCTAAAGAAGAAGCAAAAGAGTTTGCGCTTCTACTTGAAGAGTTGGAATTACGTGAAAAACGCGAGTCTTCAGCTTCCACGTTCTACGAATTCGTATTAAATATCTGGCCTGAGTTTATTGCTGGGTCTCACCATAAGAAAATGGCCGAGGCTTTCGACAAGATTGCAAACGGCGAATCAAAAAGACTAATTATTAATATGCCGCCCAGACACACTAAGTCTGAGTTTGCGTCATACCTGTTTCCTGCCTACTTGTTAGGCAAGCGTCCTAAGTTAAAAATCATTGAAGCAACGCACACCGCTGACCTTGCGATAAATTTTGGTAGACGTGTACGTGACTTGATTGATAGTGATGACTATGCAGAGATTTTTCCTAGCACACAGCTAAAAGCTGACTCACGAAGTGCGGGTAAATGGCTGACTTCTCAGGGGGGAGAGTACTACGCCTCTGGTATTGGAGGTGCTCTCGCAGGGAGAGGTGCGGATTTGTTTATTATTGACGATCCGCACTCTGAACAAGACGCGTTTTCTGATAAAGCGTTAGACGAAGCATACGAATGGTATCAAACTGGACCTCGCCAGCGGCTACAACCAGGAGGTGCCATCGTTATTGTAATGACTCGTTGGTCTAAAAAAGATTTAACGGGTAAGCTCATGAAGCGGATGATGCAAGAAAAAGGCGGTGATGAGTGGGAAATAATAGAATTTCCTGCAATTTTACCTTCGGGCACACCGCTATGGCCTGAGTTTTGGAAATTAGAAGAACTTGAAGCTACGAAATCGTCAATACCTCCTTCTAAATGGGCGGCTCAATACATGCAACGGCCAACGGGCGAAGGTATTTCTATAGTTCCGAAGGATTGGTTTAAACATTGGCCTGAAGATAACCCGCCTTCTTGCGAATATTTGATACAAAGTTACGATACAGCGTTTCTAAAGTCCGAACGTGCTGACTATACGGCGATAACAACGTGGGGAGTGTTCTACCCAGAAGGTAAAATAGGCGATCAACTGTACAACGGAGCTGACGCACACCTAATTCTGCTAGATTGCGTTAAAGAACGGTTAGATTTTCCCGAACTCAAGCGCGAAGCGATGCGTTTGTACGAACATTGGGAACCCGATTCTATAATAATTGAGACTAAAGCGTCTGGTATCCCGCTAACGCAAGAATTACGCCGACAAGGTATCCCGATCAACACATATTCACCTAATAAAGGACAAGATAAGATTGCAAGACTCAACACAGTGAGTGCAATTTTCCAAGAAGGGCGAGTTTGGCTCCCAGAAACAACGTGGGCGCAAGAATTAATGGACGAAATTGTTGATTTTCCCAACGGGGAGAACGATGACTGCGTGGACTCCACCACATTAGCCCTAATGCGGTTCAGACAAGGTGGTTTTTTGCGACTAGAGAGCGATTATCCAGACGAAGAAGAATATTACGCTAAATCACGGGTTTATTACTGATTTACCCTGTTAAAAAATAAGAGTATGGTGGCGAATTATGGCAGAAATCCAAGTTCCAGAAGATCTTGAATCAGAAGAGTCGATAGAAGTCCTTTTTGACGAGGACGACAATGTTCTCTATCCTGAAACACTGCAAGCTGAAGGCGAAATGCCCTTTGGCGAAAACATGGCCGAGTATCTTGACGACAGTGTCCTAGGTGAAATTTCTAATCAGATTACTGCGTCTTATGAAGACGATGTTTCTTCTCGAGAAAACTGGTACGAAACTTTTAAAAACGGATTAGACCTGTTAGGCATTAACAGTGAAAACCGCAGCGAACCGTTTGAAGGTTCAAGCGGTGTGTATCACCCATTATTAGCTGAAGCAACTACGCATTTTCAAGCGCAAGCCTATAAAGAACTTTTACCGGCTAATGGCCCTGTAGACACTAAGGTATTAGGAGCATCTAGCGATCCTAAGCAGATGCAAGCAAATCGCGTCAAGAATTTTATGAACTACCAGCTTATGTATAAGATGGAAGAATACGATCCTGAAATGGATCAAATGTTGTTCTTTCTTCCATTAGCTGGGTCTGCATTTAAGAAGTGCTATTACGATCCTTCGATGGGACGAGTAGTTTCTCGTTTCGTTAAAGCTGAAGATTTAGTCGTTCCGTACACAACTACAGATTTACACACCACTCCACGCATTACACATGTCATTAAAATGACTGAAAACGATATGCGTAAATTGCAGCTAAGTGGTTTTTACGCAGACGTTGAAATGAGTGCTCCTGGATACTCTACTGACGGAACATCCGTTGAAGAAAAAATTAACGAAATAGATGGTGTTTCTAAAACAGGAGCTTCTGAAGAGTTTACATTACTAGAGTGTCACCTTGAGTTAGACATAGAAGGTTTTGAAGATAAAGATTCTAATGGAGAAACAACTGGACTGGCGTTACCGTATATTGTAACAATTTGTCAAGACAACGGGCGTGTATTAGCTATTAGACAAAACTACGACCAAGCTGATCCTATGCGTAAAAAGATTGAATACTTTACGCATTATAAA